TCTCCAGCGGAAATTCCGGGAGGATGACGGCAAGCTGACTTGTGGCTTCCTGGGTGTACGGTTCCTGCTGCCCACTCTTTGTGAGATCGGCAGAGCAGATATCGCCTACCGGCTGATTACCAATACGGAGTACCCCGGCTGGGGCTATTCCGTGGTCAACGGCGCCACCACCATTTGGGAGCATTGGGACAGCTACACCCATGAAAACGGTATCCGTACCGGCATGAATTCCTTTAACCACTATTCCTTCGGCTCCTGCACGGAGTGGATGTATGAATACTGTCTGGGCATTCGTCCGGTTATGAGCGCCCCCGGCTTCCGTAAGCTGCAGGTGGAAGCATACCCGGATGTGACCGGTAAGCTGACATGGGCGCAGGGCCACTACGACACAGACTACGGCACCGTTACTGTCCGCTGGGACGCTGACGGCGACCGCGTTGTATACAGGGCAACCATACCGCAGGCTATTGAAACAGACTTTGCATTCCCCGGTATGGAGATCCTCAGCGTCTGCACCAACGGCACGGAGCATATTTACGAGCTGAAAAAGCAGGCTTGACAGCAGAAAAACTTTTCGCGGGTATGGAAACATGCCCGCGAAAAGATTGGGGAAATTTTGTGCAAATGTCAAGTAGTAAACCCGAAAAAACTTGAAAGATTTTTTATGTTGCCCGTGAAACAGCACACGGAGCCGCGCAGCTGGCCTTGAAAACAGAGAATAGATCATTGCTGCAATGCCAGTCCAGGAGCAGGCGCGGGTAGTTGTTTATCCAGTCGATAGCTTTTTGCACAGCTGCGTTGGTGATGTGTGTAAAGTCTGTCCCTTTAGGGAAGAACCAGCGGATCATCTGATTTTGTTTCTCATTACTGCCTCTCTCGCCGGGATAGCGGGGGGGGCGGTAATATATTTTTGTCCGCTTCTCGCCAGGGCGCAGGAAGGAGCGCTCCATGCCCTCGCAGTCGGAAAACTCGCTGCCGTTGTCCACGGTAATGCTCTTAAACACCTCGCGGAACAGGTCGGTTCCCAGCTGCACTTCCATGCGGTCAAGCATATCCACCACGCTGGCGGCAGTCTTGTCCCGGAGGACGGTGCCGATCTCCTGGCGGGTGACGCGCTCGGTCATGCCGTTCAGGCAGCGCTTGGTTTTCTTCTTTCCCTCCACGCTGTCCATTTCCCCGTGTCCAGGCTCCTCCCGGTTGTTGATATGTTCCGGGCGCTTTTCGATGCTTTCACCGGCGGCAGCCTTAGAGGCCCGCTTCACCTTCTTGTAGCTGCGTTTCTTCTCGCCCTTATAGCGCAGATTGTCGTTGGTCAGCGGCCAGAGGTCGCCGTTTTCGATGTACTTATACACAGTCTGCCGGGTCAGCGTGCAGGAGAACGTGGTTTCCGGGGTCTTGCCAAGCAAGGAGCAGGCGGCCGAAGGAGAATAGCCCTGGGTACCGATCATTTCCACAAGCCACTTTGCAAGGGCGTGGTCGTGGCCGATTTTCAGCGGCTTCTCGTAATTGCGCTTCTTCTCGTTGTGCCGGGCCTCGCTCATTTCCGGGGCATAGACAGTCTTAGGGCGCAGTTCACTGTCCAGGACTTCCACCTGACCGCGCTTGATCTCGTCGTAGATCGTGCTGTGGTGTACACCGATCTTCCGGGCGATGGCTGGGGCCTTGTAGCCCTGCTTCAGCATTTTTTCGATGGTTAATTTGTCGTTCCAGGTTAAACGCGGCATTATGAGCTCCCCTTTGTTTTGGTGATGTATAAATTATTATTTGAAAATGCCGCCTTGTCAATCCGCAAATGACATGATATTATAACGAAAAAAGACGATTAAAGCCGATGCTGGGAGCAAAAAAGAGAGGGGCAGGCAGGCCCACCCCTCTGGTTTTGTTGGTTTTGCGCCGGTTGCTCACTTGCGCAGCAGCTCGTTTACCCGCTTCTGAACGGCGGAATAATCGTAGCCAGCGGCCTCCAGCGCCTTCTTGCGGGCGCTGCCGTTGCCCCACTTACCGTTGATAACTTCGCGGGCGATCTCGTCCACGGTTTTCTTGCCGGAAGGAACAGCTTCGCCGCTCTTGGTGGTGATGAAGGCATCAAAGCCAGCGGCCTTTACCTTCTTCAGCTGCGCCTCGGCGTTGGCCTTTTTGGCGTAGGCCCCGGTCTGGATTTTATACAGGCCGTCCACCTGCACCATGTAGGTGTCGAAACCGGCCGCCTTCACCTTCTCCAGCTGCTTGTCCGCGTTGGCCTTGGACTTGAATGCCCCAACCTGAACACGGTACAGCGTGGCAGGCTCCGGCTCCTCGTCCTTCGTCTCCCCCTGCATCAGAGCGGCGACATCAGCGCGGAACTTGTCCATGTTGTAATCCATGCCCAGCTGTCTCCACAAGTGGTCGGGGTCGCCGTGGTTGCTGGCGATACCGCGCTTGTACGCCTCCGCGTGGGACAGGATCACGCCGTCCTCCAGAGGGTTGAGCTTGTGATATACGCACAACATGGCGAACAGCTCCGCCGCATTACGGGTCGTTTTCTCCACGTAGGCAATGGCCTGGGCCTTATTGCTGCAGGTGAAGCCAGAACCGCCGGTGTACTTGATGCAGGCAGGCTCGCACATCTCCACGCCGATGTGGGTATTGTTGGCGCTGCCGTTCTTGCCGCTTGCGGCGTGCCAGCCGCGATGCGCCTTGCCGGGAGTCTCCATCACCGGCAGCGTGATGTAAGTCTTGTTCTCGCCGATGAAGCCGTGCACGCAGGCCCGGTCATAGCTGGATTTGTTCCAGCTCTTGATGAACACCAGCGGGTCAGGCTGAGGGCAGCCCACCGAATGAAGGACAAGGCCCTTCACGTCGATGGTGCGGCCAGCCTTATAGCAGGGGTTGTTGGTCAGAAGTTTCGTCTCAATGTTACTCATTGTCTGCACCCTCCGTCACCCCGCCAGCTGCGATCATGGTCACGCCGTACAACTCATTGTGCAGCCGGATCACCGCCGCTTCGATGGCGTTGTCTACTTCCTGGGTATCCAGCTTGAAGCCCTTACTCTCCAGGAATACGGTTACATACTTCTTCTTGGCGGCACCGTCCGTGCTTTCAAAGAGCTGCTCCGCAGCAGCAACGGCAATGTCCACCCAGGACAGGAATTCGGCCATGTCCTCCGCGCCGATCTTCTTCTTGATCCAGGGGATCACGAAAGCAGAGATCAGCACCGCCACCAGGGCCACGACGGCCTCCGCGATGGGGGTAATGTTGATAGGTTCCATAGTTGTTCTCCTCCTTATCGGCAGTCTTGTTCTCGCTCACCGGCGGTGCCGTTGCTTTTTCCAAACACCGGGCCGTCGTTGTGCTCAAAGATGTTCTCCACCACTTTCAGGACGTTTACTCCCAGGATGGTCTCAATGGCCTGCTCCGAAAGCTCCATGACCGGGAACGCTTCGCCCAGGAAGATCGTGGCATACAGGGCAATCAGATAGGAGACCGTCACCCAGCACAGCGCTGCGATCTGGGTTGTCAGGAACAGTTTCCGCGTAATCTTCTTCATATCGCACCTCCGTCAATGGTCGTTGATAGCCTCTGCTTCCAGGCGATCAATGCGGTGGTGAGCCTGCTTTGCACTGCTCTCGACAGCAGACAAGCGCGAATACACTTCCGTGTTTACCTTGCGCTGTTCCCGGTTTTCGGCTTTCAAGTCGTCAATGCCGCCCTTGATATAGCCCAATTCCGTGAGGACTACGCCGGTTTGCTGCCCCTCGCTTTTGTCGTCCTTGGTTTTGTTTCGTGAAAATGCGATGTAGGACAGTATCGCACCCAACACGGTACACGCAACTCCAACAACGATGTTCCACTCCATTGTTATCACCTGCCTTCCGCGACAAGCATACCAAGGCCTGCGCGGAGGTTTCACCCCGTAAACAAAAATATTTATAAACAGAAGGAAGTGTTAGCGTGAAAATATTGATCTGGCTGCTGTGCGCCCTTGTGTACGGCGTTGCAAATGCGCTGCTCCAAGAGGCCGGAATGCTTTTGGGCGGCATACCCACGGCCCTGCTTTGCCTGGCCCTGGGCGGCCTTGCTGTGTTTCTCTGTCGCGCATGGGATAAGCGCAAGGCAAAGGAAGCACCCGACGAGCAGCCCGCAGCAGACATGGAGGCACCCAAGAAAAACAATCGCCCGGCATCGCGGATTACCTGCATCGTGCTGGCTGTGTGCGTGATCGCTATGTCAGTCGGCCTTGTAGTGTGCATCGACGAATACCAATCGCTTGAACGAGCATATGATCGCTTGTCAAGCGAGCTTGCGCAAATCGAACAGGACGCAGAGTGGGACACCGATCTGGAAGGCCGCAGGCAGGCGCTGCTTGGCCTTGATGAAGCATTGCAGCGGTTCTTCTACTCCTACGGTGATCGGGCATGGGAAGAACTCAGTGAATTGCTGGAGCAGTTTTCATAAAGGAGCACTAAAATGAAAGAAAAGCATGAAATGCTTGTAATACTGGCAGGGGTGACGATGTGCGCAGCATGGCCTGGCGGCGTGTGGCTACTGTTATCCTGGCTGGGTGCGCCGGAGTGGCTAATCTCGGCCGCCTGCGTGATAGCGTTCATCCTGGCATTGTGGGCGTACTTAACCCTGCAAAAAATAATCAGCAGAGAATAACAAAACCGGCAGGCTCAGGCCTGCCGGTTCCTTGTTTTATGGGGCGTATTTCGCCCAGGGATTGTTCTTGTCGCTGTCGTACTTGGAGTGGAACAGGATATAGGCCTCCTCGTAAGAAAGCCCCTCGTTGGAGATCATCAGCTCCAGAATGGAGACGATCTCTGCCTGCTTCAGGCTGCCGTCGTCGTCGGCCAGGTCCACCTGCGCCTTGTAGGAGATCAAGGCATTGTTGCCCACGCCCTCATACTTAGCAAAGTAGTCCGTCTGGGCCGCGCCGATCCGGGACAGCGTGCGGTTGGTGGCTTCTTCCTTGGCCACGGTGCGGGCCGCGTTCAGAACAGCCGCCTTCTCCGCCTGCGTGTAGACGTTGCCCAGATTGTCCTCCACATACTCCCAGTACAGCCGCAGATAGTCGGTCTGGTACTCGACATACTGAACGTCGGACAGAGTGTGCTCCGTCTCCTCGCCGTCCTTGATGGTGCTCTGCATGACGGCCGGGAGGTATTCTGTCGTACCGGCCTTTTCGCAAACGGAATATACAGCCTGCTGCGCTTTGGACAGTTTCCCGCTGTCCGTAGCTTTCTGGTACTCCAGGATCATGCTCAACACGGTCTGCCGGGTGGAGCGGGTGGCGGTGGTCTCCGGTACGCCCTTTGCCAGATTGTAGTAGCGGGAGTAGAACGTGGTCATGTTGCTGTCCATCTTGTATGTGATGGCCTTGCTCATGTTGTCGCTGTCGCTGTTCTTCGCCTTCTGGGAGATTTCCGCCTGGCTATACAGCCAGTTTATCAGGTCCGTGGAATACTGGTTGTCCTTGATGTAACTGTTCTGCACGCCCAGGGTGTAGTCCACATTCTCGCTGCCCACGGGGAACAGCGCTTTCTGCGCTTTCCACCAGCCTCCCAGGGTGGAGTTGAAGAAATAGTCCACCATCTGAGGGCTAACGTCAAACGCCTGGCCTACCCAGTACGCAATCTTGGATGTGCGGTCGGTGTACTGGTCCTTGGCCTCCAGGTTCTGCAAGCTGCTGCTGACGATGGGCCGTCCCAGGAAGTCCCGGTTTGCCACCATGTAGGAGCCAACGCCCACAATGCCCAGGCTTCCGATCGCTCCGGCAAAGTCGCCCTGCGCAAGATCGGAAAAGACGGAGGGCAGCCAGTTATCCGCAGCATAGGAATAGAACTCGTCAAAGGCCCGGTCATTGTCGCCGATGCCGTACTCCATGCAGGTCTCAAAGAAGGAAGTCAGCACGCCCAGGTCGCGGGGCTTCGGAATGGAGAAATACTTTCCGTCGCCCAGGGGAATATTCCAGTAGCTGTTCTTGGTGTAGTTGGACAGCTGCTCGTAATCTTCCTCCGCTTCACGGTCTCCGTTATTAAGCCCGTAGAACAGGGCAGCCAGGGCAGCGCTCGCGGCGATATACGCAATCGTGCGGCCGCGTGCCACCTTAACCCTGGTCTCCGCCGGTGCGTCGCTGGCGGTGATCCAGCGCCGGAACTTGTCCAGGCCCTGCACGCTGGCATTGAAGAAAGGCACCACCTTGTTGATCTGGCGGGAGATTTCGCCGCCACGGCGGAAATTTACGGTAATGTCCATCGCCTCGTAGAATG